AGGCGGAGGTGGTGGAGAAAGAGACACAACTCTAGACGAACTTCTAAAGAGACTTAAGTTTATTCGTAAGGCTTCTATTGATGCCGAAGGTGGCATACAAGAATTAATGAAGATTACTAAGGGTAAGGGGCTTGCCAAATTTGGCGGGGTAATGCAACAATTAATGACTGGACCAAAAGGCGGAGCAAATAGAGAGTTTATAGCATTCCTAGAAAGTATGGACAATAAAACCCGTAAGACCTATATGACAATAGAAAAGGGTCAGGTTGTATTAACCAAACAAGGAAAGGCTCTTAAAGAAGCATTTAATGAAAAAGTAATTGGTGAATATCAGGTTACTCAGGCTCAAACAATTCAAGATACCCTTGCACAGCGAGCAGCATTATTAAGACTAAAGGCTGCGGGAGTAGACAATGCAACAGCCTTAGAAATGGTTGCAGATGCATCTTTGGCGGTAGCCATAAATAGCAAGAGTATAACATCTGAAGAACTTGTTAAAATGGGCAAGGATGCCAAGAAGGCAAAAGATGAAATTAAAGACTTAAACCTTGCAGTACAAAATCTTGGACAAAGTGTTAAAGATAAAATTACAAACCTAAATACAGTAATAACTGCATTATCTGCAGCAAGGGCATCTGGAATAACAAGTGAAGAATTATTGGATTACATTGCAAGTAACCAAGATCTAGCAGATCAAATTGCAAATAAAGGTATTAATGATCCAATAGTTCAAGATTTGCTTAAGAATCAACCAAAAATTGAAGACCTAGAAGGTGCAATTGATGGATTAAAAAATCCATTAGCAAAAATACAAAGTGATTTTGATAAGGCTAGAGAAAAGGCTGAAAAGTTTTATAACTTCCTTGAAAATCAAGCAAATGCTTCATATAAGAAATGGTTGCAAGATACCAAGGTAACATTTGAAGGTGTTGCTTATTCAATTGAAACTGCCTTGGAAAAAGCAGAAGAAAAAATTGCAGAATATCAAGAACAAATAGATGATGCAAATCGTAATGTTGAATTACAGTTTGATCGTCCAATGGAGGCGCTAAAAGAACAAATTGATGATATTCAGCGTGACATTGAACTTCAGTTTGATAGACCTATAGAGGGACTTCAAAGAGAAATAAATGGTCTACAAAGACAAATTGAAGAACAGTTCGACAGACCTATTGAGGCTTTACAGGATGAGTCTGGAAGATTATCAAATGATTTATCTATTTTGGATCGTGCAGCAGATGTAATTAATAAAAAATATGATGCACAGGAAGAAGCCTTAAATAAGATATCCGAACTTAATCAGGATATTATTGCACAAGAAAAACAAAGAATCAGTCTTGCTGATGCAATAACACAGGGAGACATTTCCGCAGCAGCACAGGCAGCACAAGACATGCGAGCCGCTGCAGCCGCTTCCGCTGCACAACGTGCTGGAGGGGCACTTGGACAGGCTAGAGAGGCAGAGATTGCAGGTCTTCGCACTGCTGGAGGCTTAACGAGGGCACAGATAGAGGAAAGACAATTCCAGATATCACAACAGGTCTATCAATTAGAACAGGGTAGGGCTGTAATTCAAGCACAAATACTTGCAAAACAAGATGCAATATATAAATTAGAACAAGCAAAAATACCATTCCTAGATAAAATTCGTGGTATTGAAGATGAGATTTATAGGCTTCAAGAATTAAAAGAGGCTGAACTATTAAAGATCAGAGATCTTGAAGATGAAATATATAAGATTAATGAAAATACTGTAGAGCCAATAAATAAACAACTAGATGCTAGACAGAAAATACTTAAGGCTGAACTTGATGCTATTGAGGCACAAAGAGCAAAATGGGAAGAAACTCAGGCTGCAATTGATGCAGCAAAATTAAAGGCTGATGGTTTTGATACAACAATGAAGGGTATTGAAAGCAAAACAGCAGCAATGCTTGCTAACTGGAACTCTATTGAGAGCAAGGTTGTAGAATTAACTATTATTGAAAAAAGAATAATTCAATATGAAGAAGATCCAAACAAGCAAGACCCAACCAAAGACCCAACTAAAACTGGAAACAAGGGCAAGTTAGTTCCAGCAATGTATGGTGGAAAAGTAAAGCCAATGGCATATGGTGGACGAGTAGGTTCTGATTTTGTTCCATCCCTTCTTACGCCAGGAGAGTTTGTTGTTAATAAGTTTGCAGCAAAGAAATTTGGACCACTCTTAGAATCTATAAATGGTAGCAAGTATCCATCAATGATGGGTGGAGACATGATGGCTCAACCATCTTATGATATTTCTTCTCCAACGTCAATAGCAATGCCAGTAAAAAATACTATGTCTAATATTAACAATAATTCTAACGCAGTGTATAATTATAGTGTGGGTATAACAGTAAACGGAACAAACATAAATCCAAACTCTATTGCTAGAAATGTGATAGATCAGATTAAATATATTGATTCGCAAAGAATTGTTGGACAAAGGACTAGATAGTGACTACATCAGCATACATGCTTGGCAGAAAAAGGTATCAAAGACCGCAGGGAGTTCTTTGGTCAAATAATGCTGGAACACTAACTAACGGTTTATACGTTCCTATTGGATATGAAGTTGGAGCAGACACAGATGAAACAGATCCAAATTTATTAGATCAGTTTTTAATATTGTCTGATCACAATAGAAGTTCTATAGATTTTAGTTCTCAAAGAATTGAACAAAGACAAAGAACAATTAATGGAAAAATGAGATCATATCATATTGCAGATAAGATAAGTATTTCTTTTAGTTGGAATATGCTGCCATCTAGAGCATACAAATATCCTGCGGATTTTTCTGAAAGCGGTCTTTCTCCACATCAAAATCAAACAGATGAGTATACCGCAGACGGCGGTGCGGGTGGCGTAGAGTTGTTGGATTGGTATGAAAATCATACTGGACCATTCTGGATGTATTTGGCATATGACAAGTATGATAATTTTGGTAAAGATGCTGCAGCATTTGATCATCTTGCACAGTATAATCAAATAGTTCAAGTATATTTTGCAGACTTTAACTATTCTGTAGTAAGGCGTGGCGGTAATAATTTTGATCTTTGGAATATATCAGTAACGCTGGAAGAGGTTTAAATGTTTGTTAGTGAAACATTAAAAACCCATCTAGAAACATCGTCAACGATAAACCTTCGTTCTTTGGTTTTGGCTGAATGGAACATGAATAGTCCAGATAATATTTTTAAAATTGGAAACTATAGATACAGACCAAATGATAACGAAGTAACTTTTAGAAATTTACCAGTAATGTTTGATCCACTTGATGTGGGAAATTTTTATACGGGGGCTACAGATGCCGATGTTACTATAGATGGTGGATCTACAAATTCTAATACACCGCAACTTTTTACATCTAAAAAAGAAAAAATAAAAATGATTTATTCTTTAGAGGATTGCTTTAAAACTTTTAGACCAAGATCTGGAATAAATAAGGCAACATACTTTAGCAATAAGTTTATTGGAAATAATACAGAAAATGTTTTTCAAAGACCAAGATATTATATGCCATCTAGGTATGATCAGTTTAGATATTGGAGTTCTTATAGAACTGAAAATAATTTAGAACGTGGTATTGCCAAGAACACTGTTAATGGTCAATACTTTATTGACGATGCATGTCCATTTATTGTTTATAAGGAGGCAATTCCAGCAAATAGGGTTGTTATAAAAATGCAAACAAATGTTGGAGATGTAGACGAAGGTCCTTTTACCAATGGAACTATTAATTTTTCAGATCCTCTTTTTGGAAACGGCAACAAAACCACACCAACAAGATGGAAGATTCAATATTTAAACGAGAACAATTGGTCTGATCTATATTCTTTTACTGAGTTTGACAATAGAGATGATGAAAATAATTCGCCAATTGTTGGAACAGATGGATATGTAGAATTAGAATATGGGCTAATAATTCCAGCGGCATATAAAAATATTTTTAAATTTGCAGAAACACTAGCATCTTCAACCTTGCTTCCAGAGCAAACAGTTTTGGGATACTCATATCTTGTTATTCAAAACAACAATGATATTGGAACATTTTACATTTATACTGGTGAAGGGGAAACAGGATATGAAACTTTTGCTCCAGAATACGGATGGAGACTTTCTGACAACGAAGTAAACATAAATAGTAATTTTGTTACAGATTTAACAAATCCGCTTTCATTTTATGAAACTGGCTCAAATGCAGTAAGATACAGAGAGTTTCAATATTTGCGAGGAATAAGAGTTGTAGTAGAAATTATGAATAAGTTTGACTCAACCTTTGATCTTATTGAGATATCACCAAGACTAGTAGTTGACATATCAGATAAGACTATAGATTATCAGACCACTAAAATACTTTCTGATATAGGGGCAACATCTCTTCCTGTAGGTCAATTATTGGCATCAACTGGTCAAATAAATCTTTTTGATGACGATAGAGCATTTAATGCAAACAATTCACTTAGTATAATTAAAAATCATTTAAGAAAAAATATTAAATTTAATTTTTATGAAATTGTTGCTAATGTTGATAATTTTGATTATTACGTTCCAATAAAAACATTATATTCAGAAGGATTTCCACAGATAGACACTAATGCTGGAACAGTTTCTGTCCAATTAAGAGACTTATACTTTCTGCTTGAGTCAATGCCAGCGCCAAGACTATTAATGACTGAGGTATCTTTGAGTTATGCAGTTGCGACTCTTTTAGACTATATTGGTTTTTCTAACTATTCTTTTAAAAGAATTTCTGGCGAATCTGATCCAATCATTCCATATTTTTTTGTTGCTCCAGATCAAAACGTTGCAGAGGTTTTAAGTCAACTAGCAGTATCAACACAAAGTGCAATGTTTTTTGATGAATACAATAATTTTATAGTAATGACAAAAAATTATTTAATGCCAGAACTATCACAAAGAGAAACAGATTTTGTTTTGGTCGGTTCCGACTATCAAAATAATACTGGCATTACAAAAAACAACTATATAAATAAACAACCTAACATTATATCTATGTCATCTGAAGACAAAAATATTTTTAATGATGGAAAAATAAACTATACAACCAGATATATTCAAAGATCCTATGGCTCAATAAAACAATCTAGTATGGTTGATCAAGAAAAAACTTGGATATATAAGCCAGTTCTTCTTTGGGAAGTTGCTGGAACAGAAAGCACAAAAACAAAAAATGAAGTTGCAACAAAGCAAAGCAAATATGTTTTGGGTGCAATGCCATTAAATTCAAATCTTTCAGCAGATCTTCCTACAGTTTCTGGGGGTATTGTAATAAACAACACAATTGATCTTGGTGAAAATGTTTATTGGTTAACTAGGTACCAAGGTTATCTATATGCTAATGGAGAAATTATTAAATATGATGCTGCTGAATTTAATATTACAGGAACTGGAAATGTTTATATAAGCAGTAATCAAGAATATCAAAAGTATTTTGCACGATTGCCATTTAATGGAAAAATATATCCAACAGGAAACCTAAGAATATACACTGAGCCATTTTATCAAACAGTAAATGGCGTAAGTACCCTTAAGCCAGGACCAGTGCATCAGCATGGTCGTGGACAGTTTGGAACAACAGTTACATCTCATTTTGCTGGTATAGATTCTTATTGGTCAAATAACGACAACATTCGTGGAATAAACATGAAAACTGAATATTTGTTTACAACTAAACTAGATGAAGATGTTTCTGTTCCCGCAACTACAATAGGGGCAGCGGGAACCAATAACGCAAAAGCAAGGGCAACAAGCAGAAATAGTATTATTAAAAACTTTATGTCTTCAAATCATTTAACGGAGACTGGCGTTAATAATTTGCAATCAACTCAGTCTGGAACCATTCAGTCTTCTGCTTTAGTTATGAGTGGACCAACATTTAACACAACTGAAAAGCCGTTAGAGTTTCTTTCTTATATTTATAAGCCAATGAACAGTGCATATAGACATTTTGGAACTAGAATGAGAATTATTGGTAAAATAGAAAATAATGAAACCAGAGTTCAAACACCAACGGGTGCAACCACCTACTATCAGGTTCAAGGAAATCAGCCAAATCAAAACGTAAGTGTAGGCGGCGGGTCTGGCGGAATGGCAATAATGGTTAACCCAGATACTAATGTGGGATATTATTTTGAAATTATTGCTCTTACAGAAGATAACATAGAGTCTTACCTAAAAACTAATACTCAAGGTCAGTCTCAATTTTCAATAAACAATGTTGTTTTTTATAAAATTAAAAAAGATTCATCAAACAATGATGCAATTCCAATAAAACTTTACGGAGGCTTGTCAAAAATTCTTGTTGATGATGGAAGGTTTACTGGTCAGCAAAGAATGGCATCAGAAGATAATGCAACGGTGTACGATTTATCTGTTGAGTATCAAAATATTGGATCTATAAGAAGGTTTTTTCTTTATATAAATAACAAATTAATAAAAGTTGTGGATGACAGGGATCCGCTACCAATTTATAATAATATGGGAATTTTTGTTCGTGGTGCATCAAGATGCATGTTTGAACATGTTTATGCGCTTTCAGAGAACTACACCCAAAACACAGTATTCACTGTAGGAGAAACTCTGTCAAACGTTTTTGGGGATAAACAAATAGATGCAAATGAATCATTTAGAAAATATGCAATGAGTGGAATAATTCAGGCAACATATTTATCTGGTATAAGTGCACAGCAACCACCAAAATATAATATGTATTTTGAAGAGTTTGGCACAATAATGAGAGAATGTGCCTATTTTGATGTTAGATATGATCGTGCATACCCAGCACTTTATGCAAAAATTTCACCTACCTTTAACCGAATAAAAGGATATACAGTTTCTGGATTTCAGGCTGATTCCTATGGAGCAGAGTTTTTAATTTTTAATTCAACTGATACCGCTATTAGTTTAGATGAGACTACTGGAAATTATTTAAGAATTCAAGGAGTTACTTTTACACAAGATACAACGCACGAATTAACTGTTGATGAATTTTTTAAGAAAAAGGGAAACTTGTCAGATCCAGAGTTTGTTGGAAACACCAATACTACATCCTCTGTAATTCAGCAAGAACTTTACAATAAAATAAAATTAAGCAGAATGACCTATGGCAAAAAAGAATTTTCAATAGACGCCAATTACATACAATCCCAAGATGACGCTGAATCATTAATGGGATGGATTATTAATAAAACCATGGACCCTAAAAAATCTATTGGGGCAAACATATTTACAATTCCAACTTTGCAATTAGGAGATATAGTTACAGTTGATTATGAAAAAGATAATGTAGATGTGGTTTCTTCTCCATCTTCTAGGTTCGTTGTTTATAATATTGAATATTCTAGAGGGGTAAATGGTCCGTCAATGACTGTTTACTTAAGCGAGGTATAAAATGGCAACCCCAGAAGAAAATTTGGCTGCAGCATTAGCAAGAGCAGAAAAGGCTCGTAGTGAAGGCAAACTAGATCGTGCTGCAACATGGGAAGCATCTGCTGATAGATATAGAAAAATTATAGAAGCAAAAGAAAAAATTGCAACGGCAGCAACAAATGTTGCGGAAATCAAAGAAAGAATAAGCAATATTGGTAAAAGTTCAGGAGAAATAACATCTGGACCAAATAAAGGCTGGTATCAGCATGTAACTAGCAGACCATCAGCCGCCTGCCCATCTGGTCATGAACGTGTCCGAATTACATTTATGGATGGGGTTGAAACCAATGTTGAATCTCTTGGTTGCCATGGTGGTGAACGAAGCGGAAACCCAGAGCGAGAAGTTGGCACACCACCAACTGTTGAAAGAACTGTATCTCCGACTCCTCAAAGTCCACCACCACCACCTCCACCACCACCTCCAGTAAAAACTGCCCCAATAGATACAATATTGTTTGATGATTCATCAATGTCTATAGAAATAATGACTGATCTTATTTTTGAGGATATAGGCGGTCAAGAGATTATTAGTATTGTAAGAAACGATACCGTAAACGGTCAAAACATAATTTATCAGCCAATCAAGAATTTATCATTAATTAATCAACAATACAATCCAAACAATGTTTTGGCTTTGCAGGGTACATCTGATAAATATTTTGAAAATTTTATGATTAAATTATCAAACAAAATACCATATGAGGGCAATGGACCTGATGGACAAAATGTATATATAGATGAAGATACATTAGACATAGTTTTAGATTTAATAAATTTAGAACAAGACGAACAGGCAGAGTTTCAATTTAGGATAGATGGTACAATATATGAGGCGGAATTATAATGATAACTAATAAAGGTAAGTCGATAATTGGAAAATATATGCTGGGTCAGGCACCAGCGTATGCCTCTTACATCGCCATAGGTTGTGGGACAAAGCCATTAGAAACAGCAGATCCATACGGAGACTATTCAACAAAAACAGAACTTGATTTTGAAATGCTTAGGGTTCCAATATCTTCAAGAGGTTTTGTAAATGAAGAGGGTGTTGACAAAATAGTATTAACAGCAGAACTGCCAACTGAAGAAAGATATGAAATAACGGAGGTAGGAATATTCTCTGCTGTTTCAAACCCATTTGCTGGAGCATATGATAGCAAAACAGTTTTTGCTTTTACAGAAACAGAGGGGTGGCAATATCATTCAAACGTTTCGGCTACTGCAATTGATTCAATATTGTCTCCACTAGATGAATCCGATGATAACATTATTACAACATCCAATCAAGTATTTCAAACAAATGCAGACAATAATATTTTTTATAAAACACCAAGATCTACAAGATACGAAAGATGTAGATTTTTAAATAATGTTATTTTAATTCGTGGCGATGATTCAGAATTAGATTTTGACGAAGATAATCATTTTGAGGTTGTCTCTGGAAATCACATACATTTAACTGGTGTAGATGTAGATTTTTCTAGAAATGCTCCAACTGATTTGCTAAAGTTAGCATTTTCTTTGGTTAGCAAAGATGGAGACTCCTTAGCAGTTCCAGATGAAGTTAGGATACTTGTTGATTTTGCATCAACTGACGATGGCTCTGGAGAATTTGCCAGATTTGAGGCTGTATTAGAAAACGGTACTGACCCAGGAGAGTATGATTTTGAAAACAACAGATATCATGTTATAACAAAAGAACTACAAGAACTATACATGAGCCCATCATTTACATGGAATGTTGTTACTACAATTAAGGTTTTTTGTACTGTCCTTGTATCAGGAACCCCTTCTGATGACTACTATGTTGCTCTTGATGCAATGAGATTAGAAAATATATCAACAGAAAATCCTCTATATGGGTTAACTGGATATTCTGTTATTAAAAACGCAAGCGCAGAAACAATAATCAAATCTCCAAACACAAGTAATTATATTGAGTTTAGATTTGGAATAGGTGTATCATAATGGTTGACTCTGGAATAAAAAAAGCAACTGTAAAGTACACAGAATTACCAAATATATCAGTTGACGAAGATGGTCCATTCTATTCTTTAAGATATCGTGTAATATCTGAAGATAAAAACAGGGTATCACATTGGTCAGAAATTACAAGAATAGATTTTCCAAGTACATCTTTGGCGGGTATGCCATATACGTCTATTGATAGAATTCATTTAAATCTTATTGGATCATCTCATCCAAGAACTATTGCCATATCCTGGGATTATCCACAGGAAGATGAATACAATGTAGATCCAGAAATAGCAAAGTATGAAGAAATTTTTTCTCAAAATCAATCATTTGACATTATTCTTAGATGGAATGAAAATAATGCTCCAGACGATATAAACTGGACTACTTGGCAATTTGCAGGCACTATAAGAAATAATTCTTTTAGTATTCTAAAACCAAATCCACTTCCAGCGCCCTACAGTTATAATCCAAAACAAATTCAAGCATCTATTCAAATTCCAAGCACTACAAAAAATTACAATGAGGACTTGTCGTTATTTAAAATAACGCACAACATTTAAAGGAGAAAAAATGGCAAAAGTACCGCTACCAGAACGAGGTCAACCTCTTGATGTAACATATATTTATCAATTGGCTGATACTATTAATGATTTGGCAACTCAGGTGTCAAATGCAACTTATAACTATACAACAATAGACACCACTACTGCGGGTAAGCAAAGCATTAAAACTTCAGACGCAAGAGTTTTTGGTGGAATTGATGTTGTTGCCAATAATAGCGCAGTTAATGCTGGCAACGAAAAGACATTTTCAATATCCTTTGATGGAGACTTTAAGTTTCCACCAATAGTATCCGCAACACCTGTAAACCTTAGTGGAACTCCAGCAGGTCAAAATCTAACCGTTGTTGTAACATCAGTTACTACTGGTGGGGTGCGAGGAGTAGTAAGATTTAATGCTTCTGGAGATGTATCTGTATCTGTTCACGTATTGGCAATAGGAATACCTAACTAAGATGTTAAAGTGCACAAAGTGTGATGGCAGAATGTTTGTTGATAGACAATATACAAGCGTTCAACATGTCGAAACATATTGCATAGATTGTGGAACAAGAAAATTCTTTCATCCACCATCAGAGAGTTCAGAGGGAAGATGGCTACTAGCGACAGAAATGGCAAGAGCAAAATATACAATAGCCAAGATATAATATCTGGCAATAAAAAGATTTGGTTTTTGAATGATGATCTAGTAAGGCTGCACCATAGTTCTCGTTCATCAAATATTGTTTCTGTATTCAATATAACAAAAAATCAGTTTGAGTCTTGTTTAAGATCTGATTTTATTAAAAATAGAAAAAGAGCATATACTGTAGCAGAAACTGCTCGTCTTGTCAATAAGCATAGAAAATATTTTCCATCTTTAATTAAACGGGAAATTATTCCTCCACCAATGGGAGCACAAGAAGGCGGTAAAACACAATGGCAAGTTAGGTCTTATTACTCTGAATTGCAGGTAAAAGAGATACGTGATATACTTGCAACTATACATAGAGGTAGACCTAGAAAAGATAATTTAATAACGAATAATTCTGTTCCAAATTCACAAGAGTTGACACAAAAAATGGGTGATGGTATACTTGTTTATACAAAAACAAAAGATGGTAGGTTTATACCTATCTGGACAGAGAGCATTAATTAGCCTTTGAAGGAGGCAGTGGTGGAAGAAAGAAATGATACAAAAGTATCTGTAACGCTTGGATATACCCTTAATTTGGGTAACTTTCAGTCTTTGAGAGTTGATCTTGGGGTAGTAGATCATGTTCGTGAAGGAGAGACTACCAATGAAGCAATGAATCGTGTATATGATTTCATTGAGGCAAAGGTAATTGAAAAAGTTCAGGAAGCAAAAGAAGAGATAGTAGAAGAATAACGTGACTGATCGCAAAGACCGAATGGCTTTGCTCAGTCGCTACAATAAACTTCATTTGCAGAGATACGAGCAAAAGTCTAATCTCAATCTTAATGTTGAGCAGTGGGCTGCTGATGCCCTTGTAGAGTCTTACGGGCTTGCATCTTGTTATGATTTATTAGATTATTATTTTGAGGTATCTCAAAACCCTTCTTGGAATTTTTTTGCATACAATGCACAGCAAATTATTAATGGTAGAGATGCGGTACAAAAAGATTTACTTGAGAGAGCAGAGCGTAGGAAATTGGCGAGGGAGTGGTTAAGTGAGTAATTCAGAAGCAAAAGTCATTAGCGCAGTATTAGAGGATAAGCAAGTGCATGTTTTGCTTCAGGCTAATATAGATGATATTTTAAAAACACACACAGATGTTTGGGACTTTATAAAGAAATACTCAGAAGCAAATGGCACCGTTCCTCCAACTAGTCTGGTTGTTGAAAAGTTTAGAGACTTTTCACCAGTTCCTGGTGTTGGGGCAACTAAACATCATCTTGAAGAACTAAGATCGGACTATTTAAATGATAGCCTTAAAGATATTATTCGTAATGCTGCTACTGATGTGCAGGGTGGTCAAGGTGTAAAAGCCCTAGAAGGATTGATTACAAAAACCTCAGAATTAAAAAAGAACACATCTGCTATTCGTGACATTGATGCAACAGATATTAAATCTGCCGTTGCATACTTTGAAAATGTAAAAAAGCAACAAGAGTTAGGCAAGATTGGAATTAAAACAGGCTTGCCAGGATTTGACAATTATCTGCCTTCAGGGATTATGCCAGGTCAATTGGGGATTTTCCTAGCATACCCAGGTATTGGCAAATCTTGGCTTGCTCTTTACTTTGCCGTACAGGCATGGAAACAGGGCAAGACACCAATGATTATCAGTTTGGAAATGTCTGAAACGGAAGTTCGTAATCGTGTATATGCAATTATGGGCGAAGGTCTTTGGTCACACCGCAAAATTTCAAGCGGAGATCTTGAAATTGATATGCTTAAGAAGTGGCACGAAAGCAAAATTGCTGGTAAGGCACCTTTTCATATTATTTCAAATGATAGCGGTGGAGAAATTAATCCATCTGTTATTCGTGGAAAGATTGATCAATATAAACCAGATTTTATTATTGTAGATTATCTACAACTTATGGCGCCAAATCAAAAGTCTGATAATGAAACGGTAAGAATGAAAAACCTTTCACGTGAACTTAAACTAATGTCTATTAGTGAAGAGGTTCCCATTATTGCTATATCATCTGCTACACCCGATGATGTTACTAATATGAGTACCGTTCCAACTTTAGGTCAAACTGCTTGGTCAAGACAAATTGCATATGATGCTGACTGGGTTTTAGCATTGGGTAGAGCAGCCAACAGTGATATAATTGAATGTGCATTTAGAAAAAATCGTAATGGATTTATGGGAGACTTTTTAGTACAAGCAGACTTTGATAAAGGTTATTACAGATATAAGGATTATGAAGACAAACAGTAGAGATATTTACACAGCGCAGCAAATAAACAGAGTGCTAACTGGCGCAGGAATAGACATAGAGGCAGAGTACGGCACTGACTATATAGTCTTTTGTCCTTATCACAATAATAACAAAACGCCTGCTGGAGAAGTTTCAAAAGAGTCTGGATTATTCTTTTGCTTTGGTTGTCAAACCACAAGAACTCTTCCAGAGTTTGTAATGCACACTACTGGCAGATCATATTTTGAATCTGTTAGATATATAAAAAGTAAAGAAGTAGAAACAAATCTTGAAGATGTTGTTAATAAGGCTTTGTATGCACCGCCTGATTTTGTTCAGTATGATGAGTTATTAATTAAAAGATTAAATAAGCAGGCACTAGAAAGTCCCAGATCTGTATCTTATTTTGAAGGTCGTAGAATCACTAAAGACTCTATGACTAAGTTTGACTTGGGCTATTCTGAAAAACAAGACTCTGTAATAGTTCCTATGCATTCTCCAGACGGTATTTGTATTGGATTTGTTGCAAGAACAATAGAAGGCAAAGAATTTAAAAACACACCAGGATTGCCCAAGAGTAAAATATTATTTAATTTACACAGAGTAAAAACATCAAAGTTTGCATATGTAGTTGAATCATCTTTTGATGCCATCAGATTAGACCAAGTAGGTTTCCCTGCAGTTGCTACGCTGGGGGCTAATGTTTCATCAAGCCAGATGAAACTATTAGAAAAGTATTTCACAAACGTGGTACTAGTAGCAGATAATGATGAAGCAGGCTCAATTATGGCTGACCGTCTAATTGAGAAATTGGGGTCAAAAATAACAATAATCAAACTAGAAAAACAATACAAAGATATTGGCGATATGGATGATGATGCTATTAAAAAACTTGAATACCAATTTGACAATTCTATCATTGCTATGTTACAATAAATAAACAACTTATATAAGGAGAAAATATGACTATTGTAAAGGGACTAAAAAATATTAATGCCCTAGTCGACAAACCAAAATACGAAGGAACTGGAACAAAGGTTCGCTGGCTCAAACTAGCAGACGGACAAGCAGTTAAACTAAGATTCATTGAAGAACTTGATGATGAGTCTGCAAACTACAATGCTGACCGTGGTCTAGCACTTGTTGTAAAAGAACATACAAATCCAAAAGATTACAAGCGTCGTGCTCTAGACACAATGGAAACAGAAGGTCGTGACTGGGCAGAAGAGATGCACCGTAAAGATCCAAAGGCTGGCTGGAGAGGTCGCCTTCGTTTCTACTGCAATGTTCTTGTTGATGATGGCATTGAAGAACCCTATGTTGCAATTTGGGCTATGGGAATAAGCAAGCAATCTGCATTTAATACAATTCGTGAGTATGCGCTTGAAACAGGTAGCATCTCTAATCTTTCATGGAAGTTAAAGCGTAACGGACAGGGAACTGAAACAAGTTACACATTAATTCCAGGTAGTCCAGATAAAGAACCATTTGATTGGTCTAAGGTAAC